CATATCGTCTATGGTGACATAGGTATAATCAAACAGAGGAATATCTGAATCACCATTAAGGCAATAGAGCACGTGATTTGTTACTGGGTTTCGTGCAATCCCATACTCAAAGTATGATGTCCCCGGGTTGACATCCAATAAATCTGTATAGCCCTGCCCTATTAGCTTTTCAATTATTTCAGCTTTTTCTTGATTTGTCATGGTTTGTTACTCCTTTTGGTTTATTATATAGTCCTCTTTTTATGATCTCATCTTCTAATCTGGTTTGATAATCCCTGTTAGGGGATGACAGGAATAACAGGATCAATAGACAATCTGATAACAGATCAATATCTGTATCTGTCTTGATGTCCATTTTATTTCTCAATCATTATCCCATTTGTCCAATGGTATTTCGTTTTCTGTGACTAAGATCACAGCCTCTTGTGTAGAGTGGTCAAACCGATACCATGACCCCGGATATGTATCCAGGGCCTTATCCAACTTCCGCTTTGACCCATCAGTAAGTTTTAAATTCAACCCTTGGGCACCCGGTCTTATTGCTATATGGAACCTCTTGACCTCTTTTGAGACTCTGACTGTGACGTTAGATAGATCGGTAATTATCCTGGGTGCATCGCTTGCCTTCCACGAGGGTTTGGGGTAAGGTTGACCCTCCTCTGTCAGCGCTGGGGTTGTCCAGGTTTGCCCCAGATTGCTCAAGTTTACTGATTGCCAAACAGCCAACCCTCCCCGGTCCCTCAACCATGTTTTTACTCTCCCAGCGGTCTCTGGGCTCACTGTGTGTTTTTCCATTGTCATTTCCTCTTTGTCCCCTGCTTCGATTGTTTGCTCTTTTGTTACCATGATTTTTCCTCCTTTGAGCTTATAGTTTGGGATAATTGTCTCTTGATTTGCCCTCAAAAGAGGGCGGTTTGGTGGCCTACTCGGTTTTTAAACCAAGTTCATTTTTGCCCCCTGCTTCGATTTCTTCTGGGTCTCCCCACCCGAAACAGGCAGTCCCGTCATTATAACGGTCCACTTGGATTGTCCAAGTTTTTCCGTTCTCATCCTGGATGGTTTCACCGCTAAATAGACCATAGGTCTTTGCGGGAAAAAAAGACCAGTTGATCAAAGTAGCAGCAGTCTGGTCTTCTGGGCAGACGGGGACCGGGAATTCCAAGTCTCCCCACCCTCGGTATTCCTTTGGAATTTCAAAAATCTCTCCCCATCGGAATTGACCCCAGGGAGTTTTGACCAGGTCTATCCCGGCCATGTAATCCAGACAGCCGATCTTAAAATTAACCCATCCCTTCGGGGTTGTGAATTGCCGAGTTCTCATATTCTTTTTCGCAATCTCAACTTTATCCATTGCCTTGCTCCTCTCTTTACTCCCCATATAGGTAGGGGGGAGAAATTGTTAAGTGTTTGCCAAAGTGTATATGCATCTTCTGTGCCCAGGCATAAAACATCAATGATATCACCTACTTACGTCATCTCTCCCTCCTACCAAAAAGGGCAAAAGTGACAAAAATCGGCCAAAAATGGTGGGTGGGAGAGGGAACATCAATGAAACCAACTACTTATGTAGTGGCAAAAATTGTCAAAAGGTGACAAAAATTGGCAGAGGGCACAGCGTCAGGCGCATGGATAGGGCGCATGGTAGGGGGGGAAGGGCATAGGCCCACCCCCACGGCGGCCTTGGGTCCCCCGCCAGTAGTATCTTACCTCCCTCAGACTTCCACCAGTCCTGATCAGACTTCCACCAGTCCTGATCAGACTTCCACCAGTCCTGACCCCTACCATGTACCATTGAGATTTTCAAAAGGGAGTTTTGACCAGGTAGGTATCATATATGGGCCTCCCCCATAGAGAGGAGTGTCCAATTATTCATTAGATGATTGGACAGTCATTTCCCCACAATCGGCCGCTTAGGGGCCAAAAGGGGGGTGGTGCTAAATATTGTGCTTGACAATGTGGCGCATACATGATATGGGGGTGGGGCAAATGGTAAAAGTGGTCAAAAAGAGAGCTAAAAAGCGTACAGAGAGGGGCAAGGCGCTCTCCGCTGAGGATTGGGTAGGCATCAAAGACTATTTGGACGGTGGGAACGCCACCCACGCCTATTATGCGATGGGGCGCAACGGTAAGTCACCGGGCACCAATGCTTACCGGTGGTTGATGCGGCCCCAGGTGCAAAAAGCCATTGCTGCTGCCAGGGAGAAGGTCATCACCAGGATAGCGGACAAGTTGGAAATAACGGTGGATAAGGTGTTGGGTGATCTTGAGGATGAGAGAGTGGGGGCAATGAACGTGTCACAGTTTGCCGCAGCCATCAAAGCCACTGAACTTCATGGCCGTCATATCGGGATGTTCAGCGAGGATTATAGTAAGGATAAGGATGCACCCATGATCCATATCACAGTAGCAGGTGGGGCGCAGATAGCCGTGGTGGGGCGAGAGCAGGGGGTACAACTCCCTTCACCTCTACCACAACAACAACTGGAGGACGACATAGAGTACCTTACCGATGCAGACCTCCTCGGCAGCAATTGACCTTGATTTCGACACTGAGATAGCCCGATGGACTCCACGGCAGCAACAGGCTGTGAACGTGATGGATCGCACCACCGGCAAATATGTACTGTATGGCGGAGCGCTGGGTGGCGGAAAGAGTTACTGGCTGCGTTGGGTGTGTGTGAGATACCTGATGAAGATATATGCCACCAAGAAGAAAAGGTGGGTGCAGGCCATGTTAGCGTGCGAGGACTATCCTACCTTGAAAGACCGCCAAATAATCAGCATCGAGCGGCAGTTTCCCCCCTGGTTAGGCCATTCCTACACCGATCATAAAGTCTATGGCCGGTGCTTCATATTATCCTCAAAATATGGCAATGGCGTTATATGTTTGAGGAATTTGGATGATTCTGCAAAATACGCCAGTGCAGAATTCGCATTAATTGCTGTCGATGAGTTAACCAAGAACCTCCTACCGGTATTTAATGACCTACGTACCCGTAACAGATGGGCAGGACTCATCGATATGGAGTGTAAGTTCATTGCCGGGACCAACCCGGGATCGGTAGGTCATGGTTGGGTTCGGAACCTATGGATGAATCATTCCTTTCCGGAAGAGTATTACCCACCCCTGTCACCCGTTGACTACCGCCCCTATTTTCACTATATTCCCTCCAAGGCAGATGATAACCCCTACCTTGACCCCTCCTACTGGTCTATGCTTGCTACCCTGCCCAAAGCCATACGCAAAGCCTTCCGTGATGGAGATTGGAATACATTCATTGGCCAGGCATTCCAGGAGTGGGACCCCAATATTCATGTCTGCAAACCTTTCCCTGTACCAGAAAATGCACCTATCTACGTTACTTTGGATTGGGGATTTGGTGCGCCGTTCTCAATGGGGTGGTGGTGGGTGGATAATGATGGGCGATTATATCGGTTTCACGAAAGGTATGGGTGGACTGGGGAAAGTAATGTGGGATTGCGCCTCAGTGATGATGAATTGGCCGGAATGATGCTCCAGGAGGAGGAGTTGGCCGGAATCAACTCCGCACAAGTCATAAAGCGCATTGCAGGACGGGATTGCTTCGCCAGACGCCCAAATCCCTTTGGTGGGGGGCAGGGACCGGCCACAAACACCGTTTTTGCCAAATATAAGGACGGGAGCGGCAAGATGTTGCGATTGTACCCTGGTGATCCCTCACGGGTGCTGAAGAAACGCCAATTCCACAATCGGCTGGCCATTCCTGCCGATGGCACCCGCCCCATGATGCAAATCTACTCTACCTGTGAGCAATTCATCCGCACCATCCCCGATCTGGTGGTGGACCCCAACAATATTGAGGATGTGGAGACAAAGGGTGAGGATCACGTTTATGATGAAGCCTGTCATGTGTGTATGGCCAGGCCAATATCGGTGATTGGACGGGCAACGCATTTGGAGGAGGAGGCGGTGGCGGCGCCGGTGACACTGACGGATATGGCTCGTTTGGAAAGGGAGGTGATATTCAAGGAGCTTGAGGAGGCGAATGAAAGGGATGCCCAGGCGTTTGCTGAGGTGATGGGATGGTAACAACGAGTGATTCAACAGGTAGGTAAGAAGGAGGATGAAAAATGGAAATGCCTAAGATGTTGAAGATTAGGTGGGTGGATTCTTGGTGTTCAAGCGGATGGACATCAAGGAGTGAATGTCATGGGGAGTTGATGAAATGTGAGACTGTTGGATTTTTGGTGGAGGAGGGGCAGGAACACTACTGTCTTGCTTTGAATCGGTGTATTCAGGATGGCTTTAGGCCCTTCGGGGAACTGGTGACTATACCCAAGGTATCTGTCATTTCTGTTGGACCAGTGGTGGAGGAGGGGGGGGAAGAAGCATGAATGGTAAGAGGGCAAAGGCGTGGAGGAGGAATGGTAAGGGGGTGGGATAGGTGTATGAATATGTATGTTTGTCGTGTGAGGGTGTGAAGCCTTGTAGGTTTGATATCCACGTAGAGTGTTACTATGATGAACTTGTGGAGTTTTTGAGGAAGAGGGCGAAAGATGAATGGGAAAAAGGCAAAGGCATTGCGGCGGAAGGTGACAGGGGACCCTGATATGACGGGGAAAATGTTTTCCCGAGCAGACGCCCTGGGAATGCCGATAACGGCAACACAGACCAACCACCCAACCAGCTTCCGGGCGCAGTATCAGGGAGCAAAGAAGGAGGAGGCAAGGAAATGATGGAGACTATTTGTTATTTGGCGGCGATTGTCCTGATTGTAGGGTTCTTTGTTACAGCCAGGAAGATGGAAATGGAGGCATGGATGGTAGAGCGTAAGGAGTTGCTGGACCGCATCATGTCACGTGACTATGAGCAGTATGCTGGGGTCAACATCAAGGTGAATGAGTCCAGGGCACCTACCAAGGTTGTGAGTGTGGATGAGTTGACCAAGATGATGGAAGATAGGGAGCAGTCACAGGGGATACCCATATAGGAGTAGATGATGGCTATTTTGGACCTATTCAAGAAGGGGACTGAGAAGGCGCAGATAATCACTGCTGTTGATGAGGCGTTCAATATCGAGGGTGATATGACCCGGCAGATGATGGAGCGGGGGTGGTGGAGAAATTTGCTGTTTTTCTGTGGGGAGCAGTGGATTGAGTGGTACAAGGGAGCCAGCACGTTCCGCAAGAGGACGCCCCTCACACCTTCAGCAGCACCGGTAAGCAATGAAATACGGGATTTTGTGCGGGCAGTAAAGGCCCAACTGATGAATCAGAAATTGGTGCCCCGTGTGTCACCAAATACCAATGAGTACCTGGATAAGATGGCAGCAGAGTTAGGCAGCAACTTACTCATCTGGATGGATAGCCTCAATGAAGGAGAGATTGAGGATGAGAAGGAGAAGTTGATTACCTGTATGTGCCTGTTCGGGACTGGATTTCTGCGCACCATACCCTTCATGGATGGCGGGGATTGGTTTGTGAGTAAGACTGGAGAAGTGAGAACCACCGGGGATGTGGTGACAGAAAATGTTCTCCCCTTCAATATCCGGGTCAGCGAGGCCGGAGATAGTCTAAGGAAGAAAAGGTGGGTGGGATTACAGACGCTCCGGGAGAAGGAGTGGGTGGAGGATACGTTCGGAGTGAAGATAACCAGGGGCGATCCAGGCACAGCGATAGATTATCAGAGGAAGTTGATGACCTTGGTATCACAGGTGTCCCTGTGGAAGGGCCAGGGGTTCAGCTATACCACCCAGGAGACACAGGCGTCGGTAAGGGATTTAGTGATGTTCCGGGAAATGGAATTTAAACCTACCAAGACCTATCCCCAGGGGAGATATATTGCGGTATGTGGGGGGGAGCTGCTTTCTAAGTCCGATAGGATGCCGGTGACAGTGGAGAAAGGGATGTGGTTCTACTCCCTTGTTGACTTCCACTTTAACTATGTCCCCGGACGTTTCTGGTCGGATGGTGGGGTGGATGATCTCATCAGCCCCCAAAATACCATCAATGAGATTGACAAGAGCCTGGCGGATAATCGGAAGAACCTGGGGAGGACCACAGTACTGATACCTGCTGAGATACAGTTAAAACGGCTGTCGGATCATGGGGATCAGGTGTTGGTGCTGCAATACGATGGGCAGACCACCGGGGGGGCAAGACCTATCTTCCAGCAAGGTATCCCTCTACCACAGCAAACCCTTGATGAAAGAATGATTAACAAGAGGCAAATCCAGGACCGGAGCGGGGACCCGAAGAATGTGTTGGCTGGTGAGGCCCCCAGTGCCCATGCCAGCGGCAGACTAACCGACATATTACGTGAGACGGCGGAGAGGGGGCATCAGCCGGATGTGAACAGATACAACCGCTCCATGTGCCGAACGTACAAAATCCGTCTCTTGGAGGCCAAAGAGGTGTTCACGGAGAGGAGGATGATAAAGATCACCGGGGTAGGGAACAGGGATAAGGTGATACCGTTCAAGGGTGCTGATCTTCGGGATAATACGGATGTCAAACTGGAACTGGATAGTGGGGTGGCGACGACCAATGCCGGTAAGAGGGAAGTGTTGATGGACCTGGTAAAGGAGGGGTGGTTTAATCCCCAGGTGGGTATTGATCCGGCTATCCGCCAGGATGTGCAGCGGAGGTTGGGGTTGGCGGGATTCACGGACCCCACCAATGTGGATATGGACAGGGCGGAGAAGGAAAATGGGATGGTGGCAGCGGGGAATATCAGTGAGTTGTTCACTGTGAAATTGGTGAATGGTAAGGTAGATATAAACTCTGAAATCGTTACAGATGACCCGCTGTTCAAATATGATAATGACCTTGTCCATTATGAGTCCCACCGCCGTTTCCTGTTGTCCCCGGATTTTTTGGAATTGGTATCGGAGGTACAGGCGGCACATGCAGTACATACCGATATTCACAAGGTCAGGTTGGATGCAAAACAGGCCACGGAGATGGCTAAGATGGCGGCAATGGCAATGGCGAGTAAGGGGGGGAGGCCAGGAGAGATAGGAGGGGCAGGAGCAGCACCACCGGCAATAGGAGGAGGGGGGGTAACACAATGAATTTACGGGAAATAAAACGAATGGACCCTGCTGAGTTTGGACGCCGAGATGACTGGGAGATTGAGGGGATGACAGATACCGGGGAAGTAACCTACCGCCGGAAAAGAAAAAAGGTGTTTGCTACTGGAGTTGTGGAAGATGAGGATACTACTAACTACCCCATAGGCAAGACCAACTCTTTACCCAAACAGCGTGGAGGGAGAATATAATGCCGACACTCAGAGAGACAATGGATACCATCAAAAAGAGGAAGAAGGCCCTTGAGGAAGCTGCTGGTGAGGGGGTCCAACCGTCCCCTGTTGTACAGGCCAAGCCGGATACCGATTGGGAGAATCCTCTTGACCCCGCTGTGATTGAGAGGGAGTATCAGAAACAGAAGGCAGCCAAGAAGAAGAAGGGGTGGTGGTAGTGTTGACCGCCTGTCCCTATTGCAACAAGATATTTGAAGGAGATATTCCCTGTCCTAACTGTGGGAAGGGGGGACCGTATCGTCTGGAGACGGTGACGGATGATAAGAATCCCGAGGGTAGAGGAGAGATATTCAGTCATAAGATTGATTTTGAGGGACATTGAGAGGAGAGGGAGATGCCATACAACATCATTAAGGTAAAAGGTGGGTTTAAGGTTGCAAGTCCTCATGGAACAAAGTCCAAGAAACCCATGAGTTACCGCAAGGCAAGGTTACAACAAAAGGCAATTTATTATCACACTAAAGGCAAAGAATAAGGGGGAGTGATGATTTTGTTTCACAGAATGACAGAAGGGGGAATTATCAGGTTAGGGTTTAATTTTATCCCGGTACAAGAGGAATCTTACTGTTACAATGTAAATGATATTGGACCGTGGTGGTATCTTCTATTTGCAATTCCTGTTTTTTGGAAAAGGTGGTTTATGTTTCGCATATTGAGGCTATTAAAGCCAAATAAAGTGTGTTTTACGTTTGAATTGGCAAACATACACCCTGGCGTTGAGAGTACTTATGATTCAAAACTTTATAATAAAGATAGAAAATAAGGTATAGGGTTGACCCCCTTACCTTAATTACTGAGAGGAGAAGGACAATGGCAGATTTATTGGAAGTTGACAAAGGAACCGCAGTAGCGGCATCGGACGCCGCAAAGGGAGCGCAACAATCGGAGTCGCTCACCGATGACAAGGGGCAGAAGGTATCGGAATCCCCTGCCGATAAAGAGGAAGTAACGCTTGGTGCAGATGGGAAGCCCGTGCCTTATGACAAGGACCCTAAGTGGAAAGCCGCCCGCAAAGCGGAGAGATTCCTGCAACAGATGATGAAAGACCATGAGGTGGATGATCCCGACGATCTGGTGTACCTGCTCAAGTCAGGTAAAGCCGTCCACGGGAAACTCAATCTTGATGAGTTGGACGACATCCTTGAGGAAGTCACTACTTTCCGGGAATATAAGAAGGTATGGGCACAACAAGCTGAGGCCAAGAGAAGGGAAGACGAGGAACCGAATGAGATGGCGGACCGTTTGACACGGGAGAATGAGGACCTCAAACGGAAACTACATCTGCGGGATATGGATGAGGTGCGACAGAAGGATATTAAGACCTTTGAAACTACTGTTGCTGCCAGCATCAAGGAGTTGTTCCCGGAAGTAGACCACGATGAGAGAGAGTACATGAAATTAGTATTGGGACTTGGGAATTCAGCGATTGACGCCAATATTGATGACAAGGTCGCTCTCAACAGGTCTATTCGTGGAGTGCTGAAGAAAGTTGAAGCACATGACCAAAAAATAATCAAAGATTACCTTGAGGGGAAAAGCAAGATACCGAAAGTGCCCCGTGGTGAGGGGGATGTCATAACCAGTGAAAAGAAGATTGGTAGTCTCAAAGAAGCACGGGTGAGACTGACGGAGATGCTGACTCCTCGATAAAAGGAGAAACAGTGACAACCTATAGTGATCTATCCAACCTTGTAGAGATCCTTAAAGCGGTTTATGGTGAGGGACTCACCAACCAGTTTAAGGACGAAGTGACAACCTATAACCAGTTCCCCCATAGTACTGTTAAGCCGGGGGGTACTGGGTATGTTTTTGGTATCCGGTATGCCCGGAATCAGGCAGTAGGGGCCAGAACTGAGAGCGGCAGATTGCCGACTCCGTTCACCGGGTCAAAAGACCAGGGAACGGTTGTGCCTAAGTACATATATGGCACGATGAAAATCACCGGTCCTGCTATCGAATTGGCAAAGGGGGCACCTATGTCTTTTGTCAACTCACTCTCTGATGAGATGGAAGACATCTACCAGAGCATCGTTGTACAACTCAACAGGATGTCTCATGGAGACGGGTTTGGACTGCTTGGTACTACCAGTGCAGCAGCCACTCCGATCGCTTCCACCACCACCTTTGATGTTGTGTTCAATAATGATCGGGGAGTGCAGTATTTCCAAGCGGGGATGTTGGTTGACTTCTATGGCACCACCGGGGTGACTGCACATACTACCAGTTGCGGGCACAGAGTGTTGCATGTCCACCCTGCCACCAAGACGGTGACGTTTGAGGGGTATAAGGATACGTACCTTGATGAGCACCCCAACAGCACCATCGCTGGTTACACCAATGATGCAACTGCAATCCCTTCCGGGGCGATCTGTGTGGCTATGGGATCGAGATTACCGACCCATGCTACCACTGATACACCTATTGAAATGACAGGATTAGAAGGAATCTACGATAATGGAGATTCGATTCTCACCTTTGAGAATATCCTGGTCTCCTCCTACCCGAAATGGGCAGCCAACCACATCAGCAATTCCTCCGTAAATCGGGAGTTGGAACTTGACCTGATGTTGCAAGCCTGTGACTTGAACAGGTTTGAATCGGGGCGCAAGGCGGAAACCATCCGTTTGGGCCTTGGGCAACGCCGGAAGTACATCAACCTCCTACTTCCTGATGTCCGCTATCAACCCGGCCAGTTGAAGGGTGGGTTTGAGCAAATTGCTTTTGCTGCCGGGGATGGGACTATCAAGTTGGTGGTTGATCCTATGACTCAACCGGGCAAGATGTATTTTGAGCCGGATGGGGTTATTGAGAAGTTTGAGTTGACACCGCTTGGATGGGGTGACCTTGATGGTTCAAAGATGCACCGCACCACAAACTATGATACCTGGGAATTGTTCCTCCGTATCTATACCAATTTGGGGGTGCAACAGCGCAACTGTCTTACGAAGGTCGAAGATTTGGTGGAACCTTCACTTTACTGAATATATTAAGTATTTAACCAACCCTATAAATAGTATCCCCCTGCCACATCTCGTGGTAGGGGGGGAATAACTATCGAAAGGAGAACGACAATGTTTGTAAGACGAAAAAGTTATCTGGAGATGTTTGACAACCTCAACAAGTTTGCTATCCAGCAATTGGGTATCTTTCCTGTAGGTGAAATTAGGATGCTGTCCCCTGGGAGTGGGAATGCTCACAACTATTTCCGGGATAAAATTTATGAGTCC